CTTGCGCCGCGCCCCGAAGGCGACCGGCTTATGATCCAAGGCGCGACGGTTCCGATGGGCGCGCAAATGGAGTTACCGCTTGATGCCGGTCCCGACTGACGAAATGGCAGCAGAGGCCGAGCGCGGCCTTGAGTGGCGCCGTGAGTATGGGCGCGGCGGCACTGAGGTCGGCGTTGCACGCGCGCGGGACATCGCTAACAAGCGCGACTTGTCTATGGACACTGTTCGCCGCATGAACAGCTATTTCGCGCGGCATGAGGTGGACAAGGAGGCCGAGGGCTTTCGTCCCGGTGAGGATGGATACCCGAGCGCGGGGCGGATCGCCTGGGCGCTCTGGTCTGGAGATCCCGGAATGGCATGGGCGGCGCGGATCGTTTCTGAGGATGACGAGGACCGAGCAGAGACCCGCCCCTATGAAGGTGAGCACGCGGCGCGCATCCGAGAGCCTGACCAGTTCGACAGTTTCCGTCGCGTGAATAACGAAGGCGGACAGGGCGTTGATTTTGTCTACGGGATCAAGGACGGCGAGGCCCAGGTTCAATCGATCCGGTTCAAGATAGACTTCTTCACAGAAGAACAGGCGCGCGAATGGCTTGGTGCTAACGACTTTGAGCCGATATTGTTTGAGCCTGCGGCGCCCATAGACGAAGACCGCGCTTTCGTGGTATGTTCGCAACATGCATTGGAGGCTCCGAAGATGGCTCAGGCTGAAATCCGCGCTCTAAATGAGCCGGTCGAGTTGCGGCAAGAAGACAACGGGCCTATCCGCGTGGCGGGTTATGCTGCGGTCTTTAATCAAGAAACCAATATCGGCGGTTACTTTACCGAGACGATTGCGCCGGGCGCTTTTACATCGGCGCTTGATCGCGGCGACGACGTTGTTCTGCTGGTCAATCACGATGGACTTCCGCTTGCGCGCACTCGATCCGGAACATTGAAGCTCACGCAGGATGATCGCGGTCTATACATCGAGAGCGAGCTGGACCCGTCTGATCCGGACGTGCGCGCTATCGTTCCGAAGATGAAGCGCGGCGACTTGGATAAGATGTCCTTTGCGTTCATTCCGACGCGCCAAACGTGGGATGAGAGCGGCGACATGCCGAAGCGGATGATTGAAGACTTGCAGCTCTTCGACGTGGCGATTGTCACGACGCCCGCCTATGACGGGACTGAGATCGGCCTTCGGGCGCTGGAGAAACATCGCAAGGAACAAAGCACAGGCCAAGCCGCGCGACGAATGCGCATGAAGGCCAGGCTCACCGGATAGCAGCGGTCTCCCGCTGTTCGCCTTTCCCCGTGCCTTGGGCAAGCACTCGGGCTGATCGTCGTGAGACAGACCAGTTCCCTTAGATGGAGGCCTGCATGGCTGAAGTTAAAGACCTGCGGGAGAAGATGGCGAATATCGCCACCGAGGCCCGCTCCAAGCTGTCGGAAGTGACAGACAATACGCCGGAGGACCGTGCGTCCGAGATCGAACGCGAGTTCGACGCGATGATGGCCGAGCATGACAAGCTGGCCGCGAAGGTGGAGCGCCTGGAGCGCGCCGAAGCTGCCATGCGCGCGGCTGAGAGCGTGGACCTGTCGCGCCGTCCGATCGGCGAGATTGGATCGGCTCGTGCGGTCGATGAAGGCCCTAAGATTGATTATCGGGCGGCGTTCGCTCAGATGATCGCGGCGGGCGGCGAAGGCTATGTTGACCAGGAAGTGCGCAATGTTCTGAAGGAATATCGCGTGCAGACTGGCGGCACCAATTCGGCGGGCGGCTTCACGGTTCCGACCGAGCTGGCAACGTTCATCGAGAAGGCGATGATCGCCACTGGCCCCATGTATGGGAACCAGTATTTCACGGTCATCAATACCGCTGCGGGAAACACGTTCAACATTCCGACCGTTGACGATACCGCCTCGGTTGCCGTCGCTCATACGGAAGGCACTCAGCCGACCGATGACGGTGGATCGGATGTGACCTTTGCCCAGAAGTCTCTGGGCGCGTTTGCGTTCGATAGCGAGTGGATCCGCTGGTCGGCAGAACTCAACGCGGACAGCGTGCTCAACATGGAGAGCCTGCTGGGCGAGTTGATCGGCGAGCGCCTCGGGCGCATTGCCAACTCCAAGCTGACCACGGGTTCGGGGTCTTCGGACGTTGAGGGCATCGTGACCAATTCGGCGGCGGGTAAAACCGCAGCGGGCACGGCGGCGGTGACTGCGGATGAGATCATCGACCTGATCCATTCGGTTGATCCGGCTTACCGGACCGCCCCCAGCACCGCCATCATGATGAATGACAGCACGCTCGCTGCCGTTCGCAAGCTGAAGGATGGCAACGGTAACTACCTCTGGCAGATGGGCAACTATCAGGCCGGTATCCCGCAGAACCTGCTGGGATACAACGTGGTGGTCAATCAGGCGATGGACAGCCTGGCTGCGGCCAAGAAGGTCATCCTATTCGGTGACATGTCGAAATTCTACGTCCGCAAGGTCGGCGCTCCCTCGCTCTACGTGGCGCGCGAGCGTTTCGCCCCGGACTTCGGCATTCTGGGCTACATCCGCTTCGACGGTGTTCTGACCAACACCGCAGCGATCAAGCACCTGATCACTGCGGCCCAGTAAGGTCCGATCCAAGGCAGGGCGGCGCGTGTCGCCCTGCTTCTCCATCTGAAGGAGGCGACCATGCCCCAGGTTAAACTGCTGAGTTCAATGGCTGGCATCAATTTTTCGCATAACGCTGGCGACGTGATTGATTGCAATGAGGCTGAGGCCATTCGCTTCATTGAGGCGGGCATTGCCGAGCCGGTCGAGAAGTCAAGGGTAGAGCGCGCAGCCGTCAAGCGCACTGTTCGGCGCGCGGTGAAAGAAGAGTAACCAATGGTTAAGCCGCTGGCCTGTCACGATGCGCTGGAATTGATCGACGCGCCTGCGACGACGCCCATCACCTTGGCGGAGGTGAAGGCGCAGCTTCGTGTCGAGCATACCGACGACGATGCCTTGCTGACGCGCCTTATCGCGGTGGCGGTCGCTTACACGGACGTAACGGGCGCTCTGGGCCACGCGATGATCTCGCAGAAGTGGGGGCAGTGGGTGAGTAGCACCCCGCCCCAGTCGGTCAAGCTGCTCCTCGGTCCGGTTATTCAGGTTAACGCGGTCAAATACTACGACACAGACGGCGATCTCCAGACCGATACGCTAGGCAACTACGAGGTTACGGGGACGTCCTTCGCCTCATACGTTGGGCCTGCTGAGGGCTTCACCTGGCCGGTGACGCAGGATCGGGCGGACGCTATCCGCATCGAATATACCATCGGATATGGCGAGGCGACGACGGACATTCCGGACACGATCCGGCATGCCTTAATGCTCCTGGTCGGACATTGGTATGACAACCGCGAAAACACCGCGATGGATGAACTGAGCAACATCCCCTACGGCTTCGACATGCTCGTGGATATGCACCGGCGGTGCTGGTATGGTTAAGGCCGGTCAATATCGCGAGCGTGCCGAATTCCAGCGTCTTTCCGAAGGCTCGGTTGACGATTACGGCAACGTCTACACCGGATGGGCGTCCTTGGTGACGCGCTGGGCGGACATGCGCGAGACCACGGGCAAGGAAGCTATTGAGGGCGGCGCTATCGCAAACGCCGGGCTTGCGACCTTGCGCGTTCGCAGCGACAGCACAACGCAAGGCATTACTACCGCAGATCGCGTGATCGTTCGCGGCGTCACTTGGGCAATCAAAGGGCTTGTGCAGATCGACCGCAAGAACACGGTTCTTGAGTTCCGGTTGGAGCGCGGGGTGGCGGCATGAGGATTGAAGGAGTGCAGCGCCTGTTTCGCCAGCTAGATGATCTCCCGGATCAAGCGCATGACGCGCTCAAGAGGTCAGTCGAGCGGACAGTGCGATATGGCGTCACCAAGGCCCGCGCTGTTGCGCCGGATGTGACCGGCGAATTCAAGTCGGGGATTAGCGGCAACGTCCAAGTCAATTCGTCGAATGGTGACATCCTCGGGTTTATCAACTTCTACGGGGGCGAGGACAGCGACGGCTTGGCGGCCAATTCCATCAACTATGGCTGGGGCAACATGCGCTACGGCTTCGAGACCCGCGCGACCGTCATGTTGTTTGTAAAGCAGCGACACGCGCGGGCCGTTAGCCGCCAGCTGAAAAAGGCGATCAAGGAGGCCATGAATGGCTGATCGTTTCGCGCTGGCTTTGCAGAAGGGCTTGCGGGCGGCTCT